AGTATTTCTCAGAAAAATTTCGGCTCTGGGATTCAGCCAGGAACTTTTACTTTAACAGGTTCTTTTAGTGGTTCTCAATTTAGTATTAAGGATGATGGGTATGGTAATTTATACGATGATAATCAACCTACACTAGTTAAAACCACCTTTGATAGATTCTCAGACCCTAGAGGAAGACTTTTATACTTAGGTCCAGTTAAAGGATTTAAAAAATATGATTTAACCACTGACAACAAAACTGGCCAAACATTAGTTAACCCACCATCTTGGTATAATGAGTCATACGTTTATGATGATTCATATTATCTTAATCAACTCAAACACAAAAATATTCAGTTTGAAGGACTAAGTATCCCTAATGCTTCTGTATGGCCAACTATAAACTTTAGTGCTTCATACCAACAAGCTCAAACAGAAACACTTGCTGGAAATACATTTCCATCTTACATAGAAGTTAATAATAGTTCTCAATTTGATTTTAATAATGATTTTTCTATTCTTATAAGATTTAATGATCCTGGAGATGGATTGGGGATCAGTGACCATAATTTTTTAAACCAGAATCATTTAATGGTAAGTGGTGCTAGAATATATTTCATTAGTAAAAATGGTGAAATACCAAAAGTCCCCACTAATTTAGAAGGCCGCGCAGGGTTACCTTTATCTACAACACGCACAGGAAGCTCCCAAATTTATTATGATAAACCTAGTGCACAGTTTCCTTTTGAATTATATTATGAATATTCAAGTTCATTAGGAGGTACTGCAACCCCAAGATATGTTTTTAGAAAGTCTGATGGGGTAAATACTGTTACTCTAACTCGTAGTGCTACTAGTAATGTAAATTTAAATGGAGATTTAATTGTAATACAAAAGACTGGAAGCCAACTAGAAATGTGGACAGGTATTAACCAACAGACAGCTACTGATACTACCACAGGTAATTGTAACAATAATTCTCCTATATACATTGGTAGTAAAGGTATTCACCCTAATGATACTTCTCAACCTCGAATCTATACTAACCCACCAGGTAATTTATACCAAATCCAAATTTTTAACAAAGCTTTATCAATTGGTGAAATAGCCCTTTTTGCAGGGGTAGGATTAAATGCATCTACAAGAACAGGAACTAAAACTGTAGGTAATATATTTTATGATAGTGGTATAGCAACTATTACCCATCCTTATTATTTAGAAGTATTGGGTAATGCCAGTGGTTCAGACAATTGGACAGCCACCTACAAAAACACCCACCTAATTTACGAACACGAAGTTACCTGCACTGTTGCTGAGGACGAATTTAACCAAACACGCAACATTACAACTCGCAAAATTCAATCAATTAACTCAGATGAATTAGCAAATTTTGCAACGGGGTCGCTTTTCAAACCATATGTAACAACGGTAGGTCTTTACAATGATGAGGGTGATTTGTTGGTTGTTGGGAAGCTTGGTCAACCAACCAAAACAAGCAACGAAACAGACACTACATTCATCCTAAGATACGATACGTAATAAAATAAGTTATGTGGTTATATAATGATAAAGAAATTCAAGGCATTGAAGACATGCCAGAGGGTACTTTCGGTTTTATTTACGAAACAACCCACATTCCAACAGGTAAAAAATACATTGGTAAAAAATCACTAATGTATAATCAAAGGAAAAAACTCACTAAAAAAGAACTAGCTGAACAAACAGGCCCAGGAAGAAAACCAACCCACAAACAAACCCAAGTTGAAAGTGATTGGAAATCTTACTACGGGTCACATGGGTTTATCAAGGACTGTACTAAAGAGTGTCCTGAAGACCTATCACGTAAAATTCTACAGTTTGCTTATAATAAAAAAGAACTAACCTACCTAGAATGTAAATGGCAATTTAGTTTGGGTGTGTTAGAAAGTCGTGAATACCTTAATGATAATATTCTTGGAAAATTTTTCGACAAAGACTTTGTTTTTTGATTTTTCTTTCGTATTTTGGGGGGATGAAGGAAGAACAACTGGTTACTTTACTAGAAGGCGTCCTCGGACCCTCAAAAAGGGCTCGAGGGGGAGACGAGGCCGTATTTAAATGTCCTAAATGTAATCACCACAAACCTAAACTTACTCTCAATATTCATACCCAAAAGCACCAGTGTTGGGTGTGCGGGTATAGAGGAGCAAGAGCAATCCAACTACTCAAAATATCTAAAGCACCTTTATCCTTCTACTCTAAGCTCGCAGACATTGATCAACAATATGATTTTAAATCTTTACCTCAAGCCCCTAAAAAAGATGGACCCCAACTCCCCAACGAATTTATCCCACTAATTCGCCAATCAAACAGTATATTAAGAAAAAAGGCCATCTCATATCTTGAAAAAAGAGGAGTCACCAAACAAGACATGGTCAAATATAATATTGGATATGCTGAAGAAGGAGAGCTAGCCGAGATGATAATTATACCCTCATATGATTCAAATGGGTTTTTAAATTATTGGGTTGGGCGTTCATTTGAGGAAAACGCATACTTTAAACATAAATTATCTCCCACATCTAAGGATATGGTTGGGTTTGAAATGCTTATAAACTGGGATATGCCCGTTATTATATGTGAAGGTGCGTTTGATGCTATGGCAATTAAACGAAACGCTATACCTTTGTTTGGCAAAAAAATAAACCAACAACTATACAAAAAACTACTCACAGCCCCTTGTAAAGAGGTGTATCTTGCACTTGATAGAGATGCACTTAAAGATGCAATGAGGTATGCTAAAGAATTAATGGGGTATGGTAAGAAAGTTTACCTATTAGATTTAGAGGAAAAAGACCCAAGTGATATTGGATTTGAAGGAATGCAACGTGTGTTAGAAAATGCTAAACCATTAACTTACTCTTCTTTTATGCAAAAGAAAATCTTGTATCAGTAGCGTATATTTATTAACAAACTACGTAGTTAATGGAAAAAATTGCACTTTTACCTGGGGGATTTAAACCACCCCATGCGGGTCACTATAATATGGCTAAATGGTTAGCCAAAAACACCGATGCTAATACTGTAGTAGTAAAAGTTGGTGCCAAAGAACGTGAAGGTATCACTAGAGATATTTCTCTTGAGTTGTGGGATTTATATCGTTCTACTGACTCTGACCCAGCAGCTCAAAAACTCACAATTCTTCCAGCCACTTCTCCTTCCCCAGTTAGAGATGTATATGATTTTATAGAGTTTGAAGCACCCGAAAATTCAACAGTATATTTAGGATTGGGTGAAAAAGATCGCGAAGATAAAAGATATGCTAATATAGGTAAATTTGCTGAACCAAAAGGAATCAACTTTGAAACAACATTAGTACCACCTCAAGCCGGTGGTGTGTCAGGTACTCAAATGCGTGGTTTTATTAAAGATGGAGACAAAGATTCATTCAAAAAATACTTACCTGACCACCTTACAGACGAACAAAAAGATCAAGCATGGAGCTTAGTATCTTCTGCTATTATAAAAGAAGAAACCACCCAGGGTAAAACACTTTATGCATTTGATCTTGATGATACACTTATTACATCCAACTCTCAAGTAATCATCAAAAATAAAAACACAGGTGAAATAACTAAACTTACACCTGCTCAATATGCAACATATGTTCCCAAAGAAGAAGACGAAATCGACTTCCAAGAATTTGCTAAACTAATTAACCCACAAGCAATTTCTAAAAACTTTCAAGACTTTGCCAAAATATTAAAAGTTGTTTCGGGCAAACCCAATGCTACAGCCATTATATTAACAGCACGTCAACCAGAAGTCCAAACAGATGTTAATGCATTTTTAGACCAATACAACTTAGACAATATCCAAATCCACGCTGTTGGTAGTTCAGACCCACAAGCTAAAGCCAAAGTAGTTCAAGACTATATTGATAATGGATACGACAAAATTCGTTTCTATGATGATGCCGTAAAGAATGTAAAAGCAATTCAAGCACTCGAGTTAACTAATCAAGGTGTTGATATATTAGCGAAAAAAGTTGCGTTTAACACGGGACTTAGTGAGATGATGGCGGGTACAATGAACAAACAAGAACTCGCTAAACACCAAAAGAATCTCAAGAAACTCAATAAAGTATTCCGTAAGCAAGGTGACCAAATGGTTCCTGTACCTGACTATATTAAAGGTACTTTAACCAGAAAGTTATACGAAAAAGAAAACCAAAAAGAGGCATACGGTATTCAATCACCTATTTATAGAGCAAAGGATGTAAGTGATGTAGCATTTCACTTAGGGAAAATATATGGTGGTGATAACCCAGCCAAAAAGAAATCAATTAAAGAATCACAAACATACGTTTTAGATACCCCTAAATACAATAATTTACCTGTAGATAAAGTATATTATCAATTATCTTCTTTAGTTAAAGAAATAAAATTAACTAAAGATAACGCCACCGAAATTATAGGTACACCAACTAAAGGGGATTTTAAAGTAGGTGAAATTGAATATACTTACAACATAGTTAAAAAATCTAGCCCATATAAAGATAATGAAGATTTTTATTTAATCGAATTTGACGAAAAAGAGGGTAAAGGTGATAGTGAACCAACTAAAAATGCTAAAGAATCTTACATTAAGATATTATCTACCTTATACAAGGTGATTTTAAACTTTTTAGAAAAAGAACAACCTACTTACTTTGGCATTTCTGCCTTAGACAAAAGTGGATATTGGAATGTGTACAACCAACTAACTAAACAAAACCAAATACCAGGGTATTCACGTAAGGACGCTGGCTTAAAGTTTACCACTAATTCTGAGGAAACAGGTAAAATGGTAATTTTAAAGAAAAATCAAAACATGAAAGAAACCAAATTATTCTCTAAAGAATGGTGGGGTGGGGTAATAGATGAAATACTCACAGAAGGTGGAGCCGCAGGACATATGGCACACCCATTTGATCTTCCAAATGTAACTAAAGGAAGTGACCTTATCCAAACATTCGAGAAAGCAGCCGATAGTTTAGAAAAAGAACCAGGTTCTGTAAAGATTGATGGAGTTAATGCCTCTATTAGATTAGGGAATTTTGATGGTAAACGTCAGTTTGTAATGGATAGGGGTTCTAAAAAAGAACTCGACATTAAAGGTGTAACTAAAGATGATTTAGAAGCAAGATTTGGTGCTGGTCATGGTATGATTAAAGCTGGAGGTGATGTATTAGATATATTCAATGATGCCCTTAAAACCACTCAACCAGAACTTACCAAACTAGGGCTATGGGATGATCCAAACATCATGTTCAATATGGAATACGTCACAGGTAAAACTAACGTACAAGAATATGAGAAAAACTTCCTCGCAATCCATGGTTTACTAAAAATTGAAATGAAAGAGGTTGAAGGTAAACGTGGGACTCTTACACAGCGAGTAACCACCGAACAACCTTACAACACAGCTGATTTACAATCTTACCTTAATAAGTTGGTTCCTTTTGCTGAAAAGAAAGGATTCGAAGTATATGGTTCTGTGCCTACTACATTTACAAAATCCCCAGATTTTAATAAAGTACTTAACACTCAATATACTATTGAATTTACAAACAAAAAAGAAACCAAATCACTCAAAAATTGGCTAAAAGATGTAGATTATATCCCTAAAACAGATCGTCTTAAAATGAACCTCGAAACAGGAGGAACTAAAGATGTGGGTGCTTTAAGTAAACAAGTATATTTTGCTGTGTTTGGTGGTGAAAATGTAGAGGATTTATTTGATAATGAACAAGACATTAAAAAAGCTATCCAAGGTGCCATAACATATTTGGCTACCGAAAAATTAGGAGATGCTATTTTGGATGTGCTTGATTCACCAATGGGTTCTGTAAATAATCATGAGGGTGTAGTAATTAGAGACAAATCAATTTCTCCAAACCCTTTCAAAATCACAGGTAAATTCATTACGGGTGGTGTTTCTTCACAATTTCAACAAAAAGAAAACATCAACGAAAACGAAGAAACTATTAATTTTGATATAGAAGATATTAGAGGGTACAAAGTGGTTCTTGCAACTCTTAATGATAAAATAGTTGGTAAGTTAAGGTTAATCCCCTATCCTGAATATTATCAAGTAGAAAATGTTTTAGTAGATAAAAAAGATCTTAGAGGAATGGGTATAGGTAAGAATCTATATTTACTTGCTCGTAAAGAACTAGGAAAACCTATCCACTCAGATAAATATCGCACTCCAGATGCTGAATATTTATGGAAAAGTTTAGTTAAAAGCGGAGATGCTCAAGCTGTAGAAGGTGGAATATATGTTATGAAAGAAGAAACCAACCCACCCCAATACAACGTTGCAGATGAAATTGGTATTTCAATGTATACTAGTGATTTAAGAGAAAACAAAGTACCTTATGATAAGATAACAAACGATATAACTCGTCAAATATATGATATACTAGCTCTTTATAATGAAGGTGATATGCCTTATGGACAAGCCTATGAAGAAGATTTAGAATTAAATTTTCCAACAATGGGTGGTATAGAACCACTAGATGCTACTATAACTATTATTCCCAAAAGAAGATCAATATATGCTCACGAAATCACAGGTGAGGCTGATGAAAATGGAATTTATATTAGAGTTGAGTTTTTAAAAGATGAACTCCCAGAAATTCTTAATGATATGATGCCTTACATAAAAGGTGTTGTTAGACACGAATTAGAACATATTGGGCAGTATTATACACAAAATGACCCAAAAACACGTGATTTATTCGAACCTGATTCATATGTAGAGGCACAAACTTTTGAAGAATATACTCTTAAACCCGAGGAAATTAACGCTTACGTTAAAGAATTAAATAGAATACGTAAAACCCAAAATATTTCTTTTCGTGATGCCCTAAAAAATTATTTTAGAGATTATAAAGAAAATTTTAGAAGCGAAGCGGGAATAAGAGCAACTATGAAAGCATGGTTACAAAGAGCAAAGGAATTAAAAATCATAGATTAAGTTATGTTAAAAAAAGAATTCAAAAGAAAGGATGTTGAAAGAATGCGTAACCTTATTAAGGGTAACACTAATTCATCCACAGAAATTCAGGTAGGTTATACTAAAAAACAAGAAGATCACAAAGAAGGAGATATTTGGGAAGCAAATGGCAAGTCATGGACTATCAAAAATGGTATCAAACAAACAGCTACCAAACTTGATAAAATAAAAAAAGAGGCAACTATGCCTTTATTCTGCCCTACTTGTAGTAAACTTATGAAA